TGTACTGTTTTGCTCCAAAATCGTATTCCTGCACACCTTTGCGAAACAGGACTATCTTCCTGTACCCTGATTCATAACTTGCAATCTTTACAGTTGTCTTCTTCTTCTTGAACATTGCAGCACTCCTGTTTGTTAGTAACCAGCAACCACCTTAGTTGCATGGTTGTATTCTATGTCTACTTGTATCATCGGCAAGCTTAGCAGCAATTCTTTAATTATTTTTTTTGCATGCACAAAAAGAAAAAGGCCCCTGACATTACTCAGGGGCCTTATGGTTCACTACTTTGCAGTGTTTTTATGTTTTCCCGTATCTCACGGAGGGTTTCACATTAAACACAGAAACACACCAATCATTACATTTAGTTATTCGCTACATGTGGAAAAATATTACAGAAAATCTTCCTGCAATTTAAAAATTTTGTATCCCCTGCAAAATGCACAGGGTTACCCTGAGGATCCCTGTCATACACTGGTAAATCCTCCACAACCAACCTTGGTTTCAGCATGTGCAGGATACTCTTACCAGTCAACACCCTGACATACTTACACTTCTCATAGTCATATGCCCTGTAAACCGTTCTAATTCGCTTTTTAGCGCAGTTTTCCCCCTCGGTAGGCCTTTCCCTCAACAGTACATCAGTAATGCGTATTAAGGGCATTCTAGGCCCTAATTTGGCACGGTACACAAAACCCTTCATAATCTTGTCTGACATCATGTTAAAACTCCCTTTTATATTTAAATTCCAGTGCAATGTCATGTATTTTAGATACGTCTGGGGAGTACTTGGTACTAAGGCCGGATTCCCAAGAATTGCGACCCGTGCACCCTGCACAGATAAGAACGCAGCATACTAGGATCTTTTTCATGTTTGCACCTTTTGTGTAATTGTATTATCGGCATACAATGGTGCAATGTTTAATAAAATAAAAACCCGGCGTTAGGCCGGGTTTTAAACGAACTACTAATCTTTTTTAAATTAGTAGTTAGTACTCATAGTTACCCAGTAGCTCGTGCAGGATTGCAACCTGAGGTGGTGACAGATCTATGCTTTGCTCTAAAGAATCGTTCTTTTCAATCTTGATGTTAGCACCAGACTCACTGAAGGTAACGTGCACAATGTGCTCCGCATCTCCCCAGAAGTGCTTCACAGCGCAGTGTAATAGGTTACCGGGCATAGTCTTCATGGTTGCTCCTCTCTGTTAGGGTTAGTGTATGTCTGTACAGTATCATTTGTGTTATCATCAGACAAGGTTAGCTGTGAATTGTTTTCAGAATTTTCCAAAACAATTTCATTTGGAATTGTGATTCCCCACATCGTAGCTTGGTGCACAAGTTCAGCATCCGTCATGGTGGTGTACGTGATGCTGGTTTCAGACTTCTTGGGAGCCTCCAAACCAAGTATTTTCACCTGCCTGTCCATAATGCTGAGTACGTCCTGCAAAGACTCCCTGTCACCACCAACAGCCTGTTGATAGTACGCCTTTAACAACTCATCATATCGTGCAAGAGTTAGCGACAGTGCCTTCTCTGCAACTTGGGAACCCTCTTTCACAATGTGCTTGAATTCACGTTCTACATAAGAGTATGCTGCCTGCCTTGTAACTCCCATTACACGGCCTATCTCAGCATAAGTTAATCCCTGCTTTCGCAGTTGGATTGCTTGTAACCTACGTTCCTTTTTGAGTATCTTGTGCTGGCTCATTCTGTTCTTCTTTCCGGGATTGTTGTCCCCAGTAAAATCTGTGCTCATGATCATCTCCTAAAGTACTGGGTAGTTTTCCTTCTTGCACCTTTTCCAATGTCCACATGATTGCAAGTATGTTCCAACATGCAGCAGCAAGGTGGTCCTCAGTGTCGTTGTGCTGGATCCACTTAGACAAGTGCCTCACTGCACTGTCAAAGTATCTGGAAACAGGTTGTCCCTTTTCCCAGTTTTTATCACCATATTTATGCGCACCATTTTCTGTATGCTTCGCAATTCTTTCAATAGCGCACCATGGTAACAAGTCGTACCTCCCCTTCCCTTCCCTAGTGTCCCTTCTGGAACCAGTGGAAAACTCTTCCCTCTTACCACTGTCAGGAAGTTCAAATATGGAATGAGTTATTTGCATCACGGTTTCCCCCAGTAATCACACACAGCAGCTTCAACCTCACTCTGCACGTACCCCATAAGAACACCATCCATGGATTCTTTCATCATCCGCACCACAGTATCCTTGTGTGCTTCTGGATTGTCATCAGGAACCTCAACAACCAACTCATCGTGTACGAATGCAACAACAGGATAAATTTGGGACACGTTGTAAAGCGATAACTTTGCGCCGTCCGCAGCTAATCCTTGAAACTGCGTGTTGCACGATTCTGTGTACTCGGCACAGCCACGCACTCTGCCTGTCAGTGTTATCACAGTGGTTCCGAACAACCTTCTTCGCAGTGTGTCGCTACCCTTCCTGCTTCTGATTGCAAGTTCTGTGGTTGGGTCGTTGTTTAATTTCTCAAGACATTCCCACACCATGCGCCTGAACGCACTGTTGTAAGGTTGTCCATCCCTTGTACGATTTTTACCGGACACAATGTCCACCACAGGTTGGAATGTAAAAAGGCCCTTGTCTTTCAATCCAAAACAATCGCATATTTCCTGCACGTTAATGTTCAGATTTGTACTAAGGTTACCCAGAGCACTGCTGGAAAGATATTCACTAAGTTCAGGGTAGATCTCACTAACCAGCATGTTGCGCCATAGCTTACTTTCAGTAAGACTCATTTGCGCACCGTAGGTTGCCTCCGCATATTCCTTCAAAGATTTTGCACCAAGTCCCCCCGGCACACCGAAGTTTACAGCTTTCGCACAGAACCTGTAATGCTTGAACTTTTCAGGATCCTTGCCTTTCATTGCAAGGAAGTCTTTGTACTGCATTTTCAACAACATCGCAGCAGTGAAACTGTGTGGGTCAATACCCTCTTGGAAAGCTTCTGCAAGTCTTGAGTACCCAAACTTACTCATGCATATTGCAGCAAGACACCTGAGCTCTACTGCGTTGTAATCTGCGACAACAAATTTGCAATTCTCATGTGGCACAAACAACTTCCTGAACCATGCGTGCTTTGGCATTTGTTGCAGGTTAGGCTTGCTGCAAGAAGTGCGACCCGTGCGAACCAAAGGTTGATAGTGAGGGTTCACGCTGCCACTTTTTATCTGATCCACAAATTGCAATAGCTTTGCTTTTGTTTGCATGTCCAACCAGTTCTGGATGAACTCATGCTTGTGTTGGGACCAATACTCACCACTGATGGTGATTTCATTACTCTTCTCTGTCGATGGAACCTTTTTGATCTTTAGTGTCTCTGCAATTTCGTGCAGGTATATCCTCAGTGCCTTGTTGTCTAGGCTTGGAACACCTGTTACAGGATTTACAATGAGTTGCCCCAGTCTCTTTTTTACACTGTCCCTCTTGAACAACGATGGGTACTTTTCCAGAAGCCATTGCACCTTGTCCTGTATTTGCAGCTTGATCTCCATTGCAACATCCTGTTGTGCCTTGGAGTCAACCTTAATTCCCACCCTCGTGCAGTCAGTGAGGGCGATGGATCCCTTTAATTGTGTGTGGTGCGTGAGAGGTCCGTGCTGAGACTGCAAGCATTGAAACTTGTTTGCAATGTTCACTGCAACAGGGTGCAACTCGTTGAATAACTCTCGTGCAACCTTCGCATCAAGGAGCGCATATTCAAGCATCCTGTCAGGCACAAGTTCTAAAGCCTTCTTGTGAAACTGCGCCCACTCAGTCTGTGCACTTTTATCAAGTGGTTTATTTAGAAAGTACTCAGACAGGTCCGCTAGGGACCTAGTCCTGAGCGGACCGTCCTCCTCACCATTTGCAAGACGCACAAGGAAGTCTAATATCATGGTGTCCCACGCACGCCCCTCATCAACCATTCTTTTCCACGTGGCGCAGTCTTCCATGTATTCCAGTGCGTTGTACACGACATGAAAATCAAAAGCAAAGTTGTGAGCAACTATCGGGCAACCACTGTTGTATATCTCGTACACCCACTCTGATATTCTTTCAGGTGGAACTATAAAAGATTGTGATTCTGTGGCACATGTTAAAACAATCAGTTCTGGAATTTTACCGGGCTCGATCAGTGTGGTTTCAGTGTCAAACGCAATTGCACCATCACACACTATCGGCTGGCCCCTCCAGAGAGTCTTCTGCAATAGTGTTGACATCCTGTATCCCCTCTAACGCAAGCTTTTCACAAATACACTTCCACAACCACCATGGTAAAATTGTTAGTGGTTCATCCTTGTCACGTTGCACATGCAGGATGTCATTAGTACCCAACCACTTGTACAACTGCTGGAATCCACTCGCACGTGCTTTCATTTCGCAGGTAAATTCGTGTGGCCCAACGTAGCACTTGATATCACCCCTGTAACCCTCCACAGCACCACTCAGTGGAACACGGTGCGCAAAAACACCGGGTATGTCCATATACCTGCGCACCATTTCCCTTTCCCTGCGTGCACCTTTGTCACGGGATTTTTTTCCACTCATTTTAAACTCCCATCTTTGATGGTATGTGACTCCTGCAGCAACGTATTAGCTTTGTGCAGGAGTGCTTCTGTGCGCTCTGCGATATAGGTAGCCCTAGGGGTTTTCCGCTCGTAGAGTAAAAGATACTCCTGTAAACATTCCATAGAATCCTTCAAACAGGATTTCATACCGTTGTAACTCTCCACGGGAACCACACACACATTTTTGCTACCCACAGCATCCCCCAATTGCACTGAGTGCACCTTTATCCCTGCTCTTCTTCCCTGCCATCTCCAACCTCCAAAATATTTGGACAGTGCTCAGCTAATTCGAGAACATTGGTATCCCATGGGTAATGTCGCAGCAATGTCTTAGCTTTATTCCTGATGTGCTTTGGAGCACCTTTGTACGCACCATTGGAAAGATTTACAAGAAACTCCCTCGTGCTCACTAAGGCATGTGCTCGTTGTGCAGGTGTTGTCACTTCTCAGACCTACCCTTCCACGTCAACTTGGTATCCTGCCAAGAAGTACCACACTCAGTGAATCCAAAGGCCCAAGATGGTTGCTTAGGTGCAAGATTGTTCTTAACCTGCCCTAATACACGATCATCACTGTCGTCATCTTGAATCATGTACAAACACACTCTGGATGCAGCAACGATTGCAATGGATCCAGAACCCCTGTACATCTGTGATACACCAACAGACTGCTTGGTGAGGTGACGTATCATCAGGACACACGCTCCGGTGCGCTCTGCCATTTTGCTCAGTGGGCTCAACACTTGGCGTATGTTTTGGTCCTTGTACGAATCCACATCATCCCCAAGGAATGCAAGTAGTGGATCCATCACCACCAGTACTATTCCGAGTGATTCAATGATTTGCTCAAGCTCACCAATCTTTTGAGGAAAAGTTGGGTGCACTTCCCAGAAGTACACTTTGGATAAATCCGCACCTGCTGCACGCATCCTTGGTACAGTAATTCTTCCCGGATCGTCTTCTGCGCTTAGAAACAAAACACTACCACAAGTTGGTTTTGTGGAGGTTCCCGGAAATGGTGTGCAAGTGGTTATGCGCATGGCTATGTCAGCGCACAGTGTGCTCTTGCCCAGACTTGGATCACCCTCAAGTACAACAAGCATTCCCTTGGGTAACCAACCGTGCCACACCCACTCTACAGGTAAGGTCTTGTAATCTGATGCAGGTCTTACGCCCTTAATTGCAGTATCGGAAGGAATCTTTTCTATTGTGGTTATTTCACATCCTGCAAGAAGAGCATCGTCTATTCCCTTGTATTCGGGATTCCAGACCTCTATT